GCTTACGCAAGATCACCATTTATAGGTCCGCGGACCCTCCCACCTAGCTTGAGGAACTAGGGATCACGACTAGCGGTGGACAGCAAACCACCGTTTGGTTATTCTATAACCGGTATAGCCCCGGAGCGTCACTTTCCCTTGAAAGGAAAGATCCTCAGACACATCCGGGACTGCCTGTGTGCGCCAATGGCGCCACCTCTCGTCCAACCAAGTCCCTGGCGAGGGTCCGAGAAAGATCTTATCCTCGGGTTCGCGCGGGCTCATCGTTCGAGAGAATGTTACCGCAAGGAGCGCTTCGTACGACACAGTTTCCACTTTATTAGGAACAAGCTTCACTGTGCTGCAGAGGAAACCTCTATCTGGACAGAAATACGCATCCAGGTCAGAGACAGGAACCCAGCAACCTTCGTCCCCTTCCGTCCCGTACGGAACTTGGGGCACCACGCAGGACGGCCACTTTCCCTTATGGGGTCCGTAGGCACGTACCTGCATGGCCTGGCGCAGGAAACCCCAGGAGACAGTTACAACGTCATCCACAGGTACCTGTCCAGCTGCGCGAGCAGACCAACGATGAAGTCGGTTATAAGCTCGGATAAGCTGGGGCACATCATCCAACAACTCCTTTTGATAAACGGGGGTCACGTTCTCACCACCGAAGTAGTGTTCTCCGCACGACTCAAAGAACTCTCCACTGCTGTATGACTTCTCGGAGTTAACCTTAAAGCCAAACAACTGGAAAATCTCTTCGAGCCGGCCGTATGCGGCGTCAGGCACAATGATGTCATCACCGTACACCGACACGCAACCTGACCAGGCTCCCACCTCCTCGGTCACCGCTTGCGCGATGGCCCAGAAGATGAGCGTTTCGAGCTCAAATGTGAACCCATTCCCCATGGAGGAGAACTTACTGAGTTCAACAACCTTGCCACTGGGCAGCTTAGCATGACTGCTGCGAGCTGCGTCAAGTAGCTCGAACCAGGCTCGTGGTAACAGCAGCTCCACAAGCCAATACGAGATCAGATCCGAGGCACTCGACAGATCGACCGTCGCGAGCCCAAGATCACGGGCAAGTTGCGCCCATGTCTGATTGACCTTTTGGTCGTTCAGATTGATCCCAATTGAACAAAGACGTTTTCGAATTGCACGACCGATGCCTTGCTGCACGTAGGTGTTCAACGTGGGCTCAGCGCCAATCGTCCGCTTCGTTTTACTGTCTTTGTCCACCGTCACCACCCGCATGTACTCTACCCAGGCAAATTCGCATGGAAGTAACGTGCAGGGTCCTTCGACATCGACGCCGAGCCGCGCTCGGCACCAATGGAGGTCGCGTCCGACAATTTCGCGAGCGAAACGCCATAGCTTCCGGGTGACGGAAAGTCGTGGTTCAAGTAGCTTTTCTTCCGGGCGTACCATCGCACCACTAATGGTTGCAGTGGCTCCCGGACCCCACCTGCACAGACCAACAATCTCGTCGAGGTTAACACGCCCTAGTACAGATGCAATTTTTCCACGGATCTGATGAATCAGATGTTCCGCGCCCTTGAGGGGTTGCCCGTTCGTTAGACGTATATTCGTCGACGTACAACGGTCTTCCGCAGCCTTGAAACTGCGGAGTGCGACTTCTTCTAGGACTTCCTCCGGTATGAGGCCCTTCACTTTCGCGAGGTACCTAACGGCGGCATAATCCTTCCGAAAATCGACAGCGTGCAAGTACTGCCGCGGGTCGACAGAGGCTCTTACTAGCTGGTCAAAATCTCCAGCGCGTGCGAGCATTGTCAACTTTAACGCAACAGGGGTTCCTAGCCTCTCCCAGAAAGCTATCGCTTGACACAAAGTGCGATGCAGCCCAGGAGTGTAGCTGACAGCGTCGCCAGTCTTCTTTGGCGCGGGTCGTGTAGACTTCCGTTTACGCTGTCCCATGATCAGTACACCGAGAGCAGGTCTTCGATGCAGCTGACCACCAGCGCATTGTCCAGCAGGTTCTTCATCAGAACCCGCGTGTCCTTGCGCTCCTGCTTCGTGCTGCGTTCCGGCAGGTCAAACGTTTGCCGGTCGGTGCACTGGTAGGCGAGGGTCGGAGGAGGGACGATGCCAGCGGAGTTCGTG